GGTGCAAACGGATTAAATCTTTCACCTGATGCCTACTTCAGATGTGGTGATGGATCAAGCGATACAAATAGTTCAGGTGGTACACCTAGTAATGCTGACTCAGTAGGTACAGTTACTTCTATTTTGAATAGTTATACTGCTACCCAAAGCACAACTGCGAATAAGCCAACCTACTCAAACGATGTCCCAAGCTAATTTAATACTATGAAATATATTTTATACAGTACCGAGACGGCATGGAATGCGAGTAACAATGCGATGAATACTTTATTTGGTTTACCTGACGACAATGGAAACGAAAGGTACGCTGAAATTTCGCAAGTTACTAACGAAGATAATTCTGACTATGGAAAATATATTTTTCCTGTTACTACTGAAGGCAGCTTTATCATAGTCGATAAATTTAATGTAACCGAGATGGTAGAATTTGATCCTACCTGGTCACCACTTGAGTCTGAGTAATATGCAAGAAACAGCCCAAGGTCTATACCACTCCTTAGAGAACCAAAGGTGGTCTTTCTTGGATCGAGGTCGTACCTCATCTGAGTTAACAATACCTTACATAATGCCACCTGATGGTCATAGTCACGCTACTAAGTACTACACACCATATCAAGGAGTAGGAGCTAGAGGAGTTAACAACTTAGCTTCTAAATTACTGTTAGCACTGTTACCACCTAACGCTCCATTCTTCCGTCTTGTTATTGACAGGTATGAATTAGATAAAGCAAAGCAGGAGTTAGGACCAGAGGGAGGAGAGCAGTTACGATCTGACTTAGAGAAAGCACTAGCAGATGTAGAACGAAGTGTATCTCAAGAAGTAGAAGTAGAAGCATTTCGAGTAGGAGTGTTTGAAGCGTTAAAGAATTTATTAGTGACAGGAAATACTTTGTTATACTTACCTGATGATGGTGGGATGAGAGTATTCAGACTTGATAGGTACTGTGTAAAGAGAGACCCGATGGGTAATGTAACACACATAGCTATTAAAGAAACTGTTGCTCCAATGATGTTACCTGAGTCTGTAAGAGAGGAAGTATATCGTCAAGAGAAAGAGAATAGCTGTGACTTGTACACCTCTGTAGTTAGAGAAGGTAATGAATTTGTAGTACAACAAGATGTAAAAGGAATTGTTATTGAAGAGTCAAAGGGTAGGTATCCTATCGAGAAGACTCCGTTCCTACCTCTTCGTTATACAAGGATAGACGGTGAAGACTACGGTCGTGGATTTGTAGAGGAGTACATTGGTGATCTTAAATCTTTAGAGTCGTTAACAAAAGCGATAGTCGAAGGTAGTGCAGCAGCAGCCAAGGTATTGTTCATGGTTAATCCTAACGGTACAACCAGGGCTAAGACTTTATCTGAATCTCCTAACGGTGCAATTGTACAAGGTAGTGATGGAGATGTATCTGTCTTACAACTTAACAAGTTCAATGACTTCCGTACTGCACAAGGAGTAATGAATGGGATTAGTGATAGACTCTCTCAAGCTTTCTTACTTAACAGTGGTGTAGTCAGAGATGCAGAACGAGTAACAGCAGAGGAGATAAGAATGTTATCTCAAGAGTTGGAAGCTGCACTTGGTGGTCTGTATTCTTTATTGTCACAAGAGTTTCAAATGCCTGTCGTTACTAGGTTAATGGCAAGGATGAGTAAAGAAGGAAGACTTCCTAAGTTACCTAAAGACATTGTTAAACCTACTATTGTTACTGGTGTTGAAGCACTAGGACGAGGTAATGATTTACAAAAGCTTGATCTATTTCTTGCAGGAGCTAATCAAATCGTTGGTCCACAAGCAGTTGCACAATATGTTAATGTATCTGACTACTTCAAAAGAAGAGCTACAGCGTTAGGTATTGAGACTGAAGGACTGATTAAATCAGAAGAAGAAATTCAACAAGCTATGCAGCAAGCCCAACAACAAGAGATGATGATGAAGTTGGGTGGACCTGCTGTAGCACCTGCTATCAATGCTGCACAAGAGCAGTACATGGCATCACAACAACCACAAGAAGAGTAACAGAGAGATATGGCTGAATTACACCGAGTAGAGATAAATGAGAGAGCACCACAGGAGATTGACCCAGAGTCAGAAGAAGCTGTTGATGCAGTATCTGAAGAACAAACACAAGAAACGCAAGAGGATAGACCTGAATGGTTACCTGAGAAATTCAAGAGTCCTGAAGACATGGCTACTGCCTATAGTGAACTTGAAAAGAAGATGGGATCGAACGAAGATCAACAAGAAGAACAACCACAAAGCGATGAACAACAAGAGGACACCGATACAGAAGATACGAATACTAATACTGTTATTGCTGAAGCTAGTAAAGAGTTCTTTGAGAATGACGGTGTTATATCTGAAGAGACCTATAAGAATCTTGCTGAGGTTGGGTTACCGAAAGAGTTAGTAGATAGCTACGCTGCTGGTCAACAAGCACTACAACAAAGTGAAGAAGGTAGTATTAAATCTGTTACTGAAGGTAATTGGGATCAAATGGCTGAGTGGGCTGCTAACAATCTATCACCTGAAGAAGTAAATACTTTTGATGATATCGTACAGAACGGTAGTGTTGAACAAGCTAAACTTGCTACCAAAGGATTATACGCACAATTTAAAGCAGAGAACGGAGTTACTCCTAAGTTGGTACAAGGTGCTGTAAATGGTTCATCTACAATGCCTTTTAAATCTAATCAAGAACTTGCTCGTGCAATGTCTGATCCTCGATACAAGAGTGGTGACAAAAGTTATCACGAAGAGATTGACAGACGCATCGCAGTTAGTCACAATTACCTGTAGTTTTATTTGGTAGGTTCATATATATGAAGCCTTGGACTCCATCTTTTTTCTTGCCAGTGTTGGTTCTGGTTCTTTTAGGTGGATGTTCCAAGGCTTCTTTTTATCCGTTAGCAGGAAGTGTGGGAGGAGCAACAGTGGGTGCTTTAGGTGGTCCTGGTCCTGCTGCTGGTGGTGCTGCCCTTGGATGGGGGATAGGAGAGGGAGCTAAATTGATGGAAGAGAATAAAGGATTAGCTAACAAAGTAAAAGCAATCACTGAAGGAGATGTACAAAAACTTGTACAACAACAACTCAATGAAGAGATGGATAATGGATTCTTTGATTCTATGTTGGATGAGATATATGGGTTCTTGAAACTATGTCTTATTGGTGTTATCCTTTGGAATGTAGTACCGTTAATCTACACTCGCTATGTTCACAATAAAGCACAAAACAAATGAATAAACTCATAAAAATTTATAACTCACTTACAAAGAAGGAGAAAGCTATTGTCTTGACTGTTCTTTGCTTAGGTGGAATTATACTACTTAATTTACTTTAAATGACAATTAGTAAGGCTAATGTCAAGACCCACTGCGGTGGACAATCTCGATCAAAGGTTCAAACGAAAGTCACAACAAATACATACACAATTATAAACTTAAAATAGGAGATCATATATTATGGCAGAAGAAGGTATAACAGACCCCAGTCGTGTAGGTCAGATTAATTCCGCAGGTGATGTGGATGCGTTGTTTCTTAAAAAGTTCAGTGGAGAAATTCTACAGACCTTTGAGGAGTCCAATGTTTTCAAACCCTTACACACTATTCGTACAATTGAGAACGGTAAATCCGCTCAGTTCCCAGTAACAGGTATTGCAACAGCTAATTACCACACACCAGGCGAGAACATCGCTGAAGAAGGTGGTACTAGTAGCACATACCTCAGCGACATTAAGAAAGCTGAACAGACAATAACTATCGATAAGATGCTTGTTGCTTCTACTTTCTTAGCTAACATTGATGATGTAAAGAATCACTACGACATTCGTTCAGTTTACGCTAACGAGTTAGGTAAGGCTCTTGCACTTCGTTTTGACACTGCTATCTCTAAGACATTCATTGCTGCTGCTCGTAGCTCTGCTGTTATCACAGGTGGTAAGACAGGTGGACAACTTGATGTTGCTAACAATGACTTCAGTGCAGGTGATGTTGCTGGTACTCCAGCTGCTGTTACAGGTGCAGAGTTAATTACTGCTTTGTTCACAGCTGCTCAAAAGCTTGACGAGAACGATATTCCTGGTGACGGACGCTTTGCAGTTCTTCGTCCTAGTGAATACTACAAACTTATTACAGGAGGTAGTGGTGCAGTTGCTATCAATACTTCTGCTGCTAATAAAGATGTAGGAGGTTCAGGATCACTTGCTTCTGGTAGCATTGCACAAGTAGCTGGTATCCAAATCTATAAGTCAACTCACATTCCATCAACTGATTTATCAGCTGTTACTACTGGAGACGGTGCTGCAAGCAATGATGTTTTCGGTGCAGGTGGAGCAGGATACAACGGTGACTTCCGCAATAGCTTGGGTATCGTAGGACACTCAGCTGCTGTTGGAACGGTTAAGTTACTTGATCTTGCTACTGAGTCTGAATATCAGATTGAGCGTCAAGGTACATTGTTCGTTGCTAAGTATGCTATGGGACACGGAATCCTCCGTCCTGAGTGTGCTATCGAACTTGTTTCCTAACTTAGGATTCTCTCTTCGGTGTTGGGGAGGTTTGGATTCGTTCCACTCCCCTTCACTGATATTTTTATTTATTAAGCTATGGCACTGACAACGAAACTAGAAGCGGTAAACATTATGATCTCTGTAATAGGAGAGTCACCTGTTAATACTTTAAGTGGAACAAGTGTTCCTGTAACCGTTACACAAGCAGTCCATGCGTTAGAAGAAACTAGTAAAGCTATTCAATCAGAAGGATGGCATTACAATACAGAGTATGATTATCCATTAGTACCAGATTCTAGTACTAGTAAGATTACTCTTCCGATTAACACTTTAAAGGTAGACTTAGACCCTGAGATATACACAGACTCTGATCCTGTACAAAGAGGTACTACACTGTACGATAGGAAGAACCACAGAGATACTTGGACTAAGGACTTAAAAGCTATTATTACTTTTGAGTTGGATTTTGAAGAACTACCTGAACAATTTAGACATTACATAGCTGTTAAATCAGCTAGAATCTTTGCTGCTAGGTTCTTAGGCAGTCGTGAGATAGAAGGGTTTGCTTTGAGAGATGAGATAGAAGCAAAAGCTAGAGCTATTGAAAGCGACTCTGAGAATGCAGACAGAACTATCTTTGATAACTACAGCGTACTAAGAGTACTTGACAGGTAAAGATGCCACTGCTTAACACCAGTATTCCTAACCTTGCCCAAGGTGTATCACAACAACCTGACAATTTAAGATACCCTGGACAGTGTGATGAGCAGATAAATGCTTGGTCAACTGTAGTAGAGGGACTTGTTAAAAGACCTAACAGTAGGTTCTTAAATCAAATCAACGCACAGCTAGGTACTAATCTTACAGCTGAGATATTTACTCACTATGTTGATAGAGATAATGACAATAGATATGTTATTACTTACGACAGAGGTAACGGATTAAAAGCTTTTGATTTAGAAGACGGTGGACCAATGACTATTACTGTAGAGGACGCTACTGCTCAAGCTTATCTATCTGTATCGTCAGGTGACTTTAATCCTGTCAAAGACCTCAGAGCGTTAACCATTGCAGACTCTACCTTTCTTGTTAATAAAAATAAGACTGTAGCTAAGAAAACAGATGCCGATTTAAAAACTAGAGATTTAGATAAAGATGCTTTAATATTTGTTAAGTTAGGAGACTATGAGAAAGCTTACAGTATTTACTTAGACGGTCAGTTAGTTCCTTTAGTTTCTTCTTTACAAGGTAATACTTCTGGTGCTCATCACGATTATACTAACACAGCTCACGGTAACGCAGGAGTACCTCCTGCTACTTATATTAGTGGACCAGCAGATGTAGAACCTAAAGGAGCACATGCTGACACAGAGTTTATAGCTAAAGATTTACTATCTTGTATAGATGAGCTTACAGCAAGTGGAGGCACTTTAGATGCTTTGAGTTTAACAGGAGGTTCAGGATTTCCTGATACATTTAGTAGCTACAGGAGGGGTAGGGATTACACTTTTAGTGTATCTCAATATAACAGTAGCGGTGCTGTAATAGGAAGCGGTGCTGGAGGTGTGTTAACGATAAGTGGAAATCAAGTTACTTCTTCTACGATAACTCATAAAGGTTCAGGGTTTAGCAGTACTTTATCTACATCTTATAGAGACCCTAACGCAGTGGATAAAAGTGGTTTCAGGTTAATAATAAAAGCTACAACTAGAGACACCACGACAACTACCAATATCAGATCAATAGACAGACGACCTAAAACTACTTATAAAACTACAAGTTATGACAGCGATGGTGGAACAGGTACTTTCCCTACTCTATCAGGTGTAACTATTTCTAGTTCTGCTAAGTTCACTACAGATAGACAAGGGAGTGTTATAAAGATTTCTGCTGATACAGATTTTAGAGTTAGAGTCACTGATGGATTAGCTAATCAAGGATTAGGTGTTATTTACAAAGAAGTAGACAGCATCACTGATCTTCCTAAATCTTGTTACAATTTATTTAGAGTTAAGATTATTGGAGACGCAGATTTAGACCAAGATGATTACTATGTACAATTTAAGACCAAGGACAACGAAGAGTTTGGAGAAGGAAGTTGGATAGAAACATCAGGATGGCAAAATGATAGTACAGACAAAGGACTTTCTACTGGTATAGATTCTTTCTTAGATGAAGACACAATGCCTGTTAGGTTAGTACCTACTCCGTCCACAGGTAAGATTACAGGGTTTACTTTAAAAACTGTTGAGTGGGAAGGTAGGAATGCAGGGGATGATTTTAGTAATCCATTTCCTTCTTTTACTGACAACACGATCAATGACATCTTCTTCTTTAAGAATAGACTAGGATTCTTGGTTAACGATGGAGTTATAATGTCTGAAGCAGATGAATACTTTAACTTCTTTAGGACTACCACACAATCTCTGTTAGACTCTGCTCCAATAGATGTAGGTGTATCACACACTAAGATTAGTATTCTTAAACACGCACAAGCTTTCCAAGAGAAGTTAATGTTGTTTTCTCCGAAGACTCAGTTTGTACTTAGAGGTGGAGATTTGTTAACACCTAAGACTGTTACTATATCACCTGTGACTGAGTTTGATGTATCGGAAACTATTCGTCCGTTAGCACTTAGTAGTTATATATACTTTAACTTTAAAAGAAATAACTTTGAAGGACTGCTTGAATACACAGTAGATAATAACACTGAGACATACAGATCAGCTGAGATAACAGAACAGATAAACAAGTACATACCTACTAACATAGTCAGGATGGAAGGTAGTGCAGCTGAGAATATGGTGGTTGTACAATCAGATAGTGACTATAAGAAGCTGTATGTATATAAGTACTTTTGGCAAGGGAATGAGAAGATACAGAGTGCTTGGATGACTTTCTCTTTTGCTAAGGATGTAAGAAGTTTCTACTTCATTGAGTCTACACTTTATGTTATAACTACCGACAGTATAGGTACTTACATTGAAACGATTCCGATGGAAAATGGATTGGTTGAAAGTGATAAGAACTATGCTTTATTGTTAGATCATAGACTTCCAGGTAGTTCTACTTTCTTAACTTTTCTAGGTTGGTATGTGAGTTCAACTGTTAATATTAACGGACAGAACATATCCAACGCTACTGAAATAGGTACACAGAGTGGGTTTAAATTCCAAACTGGTATGTCGTTATATACTAAGAATGGTAACAAAAGAGAATTAATCATAGATAACACAGACGATACAAGAGCAGTGGTGAAAGGATTGATTGCTGACTTTGTTAGTTATGGTGCTGATCCTGTACAGGTAGGAAATATTAAATACATCTGTACACAAACACATACATCAGACGCAGCTAAGAAGCCTGGAGAAGGTGCTGATTGGCAAAGCTATTGGAGGATTATAACAACAACTCAAGCAGCAGCGTCTTGGTCTAGTGGGCAGAGCTACACTGAAGAAGTGTTATATGTATGTACTAGAGGTCATGTATCTACTGATGCGAATAAACCTCCCTCAAGTCCTGAATGGGGATTAGCTGGTGCTTTTGCTTCTGCTGCTCCGCTATGGCAAGAAGGATATGAGTACTTAGATAGTAATGATTTCTTCATAGGATTTGAATATGATATGTTATACAGGTTCTCTAAGCAGAACTTAAAACAACCTACAGAGAGAGGTGGACGGTCAGCATCTGATTACACATTCCAAACTATTCGTAACGGTAGTATTGAATATGCAGACACAGGACACTTCACTGTAGAAGTAACACCTAAATTTAGAGATACATACACTTACACTTACAACCCAAGTTTGTTAGCCTCTGTCAGTACACTTAGTAAATTCACACCTGAGACTGGATTCTTTAAGTTTGCTGTACAAGCTCAACCTAATGATGCCACTATCGAAATTAAATCTTCTAGTGCTTTACCAGTGAAACTGTTAGCAGCAGAGTTTGAATCAACAATTATATCAAGGAGTAGAAGATATGGAGGTTAGAATTGAACCTAGTATGGCAGACCTCGATGCTCCTATGTTATATGAGGACTTACGAGAAGAGGATATGATGGAGTGTATTGGATTGATGCACCACCCTAGAGATGCTGTGTACGGATCATTTGAATCAAGCAGTAAATGCTACAGCGTCAAGACAGATCAAGACGGTCTATTAGCTTGTTTTGGAGTTAGTCCGAGAGGGAATGTAGGTATAGCTTGGTTGTTAGGTACTAGGAAATTTTATACGATAAAGAAGAAATTTGTTAAAGAATCACAAGAGTGGATAGATGACTTGATGGATGGATTTGACTACTTAACAAACTATGTCATGGAAGCTAATACACTTAGTGTCAGATGGTTAACTTGGTTAGGTGCTACTTTTGAAGATTGCAATTATCCTGGTTATAAGTCATTTAAGATAGAGAGGAAGTAATATGTGTTTACCATTAGCAGCAATAGGAGCAATAGCAGGTGTAGCATCGGCAGGTGCAGGGTATATAGGACAAAGACAACAAGCTAAACAACAAGCAGCCTATCAAGCACAATCAGCAGCAGCGGAGCGTCAAAGAGCGTTACAGGAACAGACCTCAATCCGTATGCGACAAGCACAAGAGCAAGAAGCTACGGCTAGGGAACTTGAACAAGTCAGTAGGAAATCCCAAGAAGCGTTAGCTAGAGCTAGAGTTTCAGCAGGGGAAGCAGGTGTTGCAGGTGCTAGTGTACAAGCTTTGATGGATGACTATACTAGACAGGAAGCAGGGTATAGAGCAGCAACTTTAAGACAACAAGAGATGAGTGCATTAGGTACACAGCTAGGATTAGAACAAGCTGGATTAGCTTCTCAACAAAGACTTATCAGTATTAATCAACCTATCAGTAAACCTAGTTTCTTAACGGCAGGTTTAGGTGCTATAAGCGGTGGACTTAGTGGATACAGGACAGGGTTGGATATTAAAAGTAGGATGCAGACACCACCAACAAATAAAATCTCTCAAACAACCGCAGGTACTTATAGGGGACGATCAGGTGGTACAATGGCTCCAGGTGGTTATAAATTATTTTAAACATGGCTAAAGAACGAGTACAAGTACAAGGATTAGGAGGTGCAGTTCCAGGCATTCAACCTACTATTCAACGAGCAGGTCAGTACAGTGTAGCACAGGTACGAGCACCAAGGAATAAGTTGATGGACCTTGCTGATGCTTTGTCACAGGTTAATCCTATCCTTTCTCAGTACGGTAATATTCGTAGGTTAGAACAAGAGAGACAGAAGTCGTTAGAAGAAGCACTAGAAAAAGAAGGTTACAGAGCTTATCAAACTTCTCCAGCTACTATGGCTGTTGAGTTAGAAAAGACACAAGCGAGAATCAGAGCTGCTACGGAGCGAGGTGAAATACCTGACGAAGCTAATGTACCTAGAATAATGGGTGCTTTGAAAGCTAAAGCAGAAGTGTTAGCTAAAAGAGATTACAGGAACATATTAATGAATCCTGAACTCTTAGAGAGTGAAACTGATCCTGTCGCAGAAGCAGCTCGCCAAAGAGAAGAATTTTTAAAAAGACCTGAGTTTGAATCACCTAGTGTCAGAGATCATGCTTTTAAATATTTAGAGCAAGTAGAGAACGAATTTATAGGTAAAGTACAAAATAGGTTAGATGCTTTTGAAGTAGAGGAAGGTAAACAGAATTGGTTACTTACTGGTAAGGACTCTGTAAACCAAGTTATAAACGGAGAGTTAGATGTAAATGATCCTATTATTAAGAACTGGATAAATGATCCAGCAGGGTTGTTTAAGGGGTCTAGGAAATACGCTTGGGATAATTTGATGCAGGAGGAATTAAATGAGGGGTTAACAAGTGGTGCAATCAGTCCTACACAAGCTGTTAAGTTCCTTGATAATTTAAGAGAGTTAGATTTAGGTGGTGGAGTTAAATTCGCAGACGCTGAGACAGGTAATGCTATAAGTGATTTCTACGCTACTATTGAAGATCGCAGAGGTGTCTTAGAAAACAAAGCAGCTGAACAAGCTGCAAACACATACGAAGGAAACGGTGATGTACTTGTAGATTTATTATCAGAAGCAAGAGGGGATGGCAACGCTGTACCCTCTCAAGAAGCTCGTAGGATTAGAGAAGCTTTTATAGCTGATGCTCCTCGTGGATTTAAAATGAAAGCTTCAGCAGACTTTGATAAAATATTAAAAGATACTAATAGCCCATCTAATGATTCTTCTAAACTTGTGGCTACTAAATTAGAAGTTTTTATAGATGAAGGTTTAGATTTAGATGAGGCAGTTAGACAAGTAAATGCTCTTTCTAAACTAGGACCAAGCGAAGGAGGTATAAGTAGAACAGAAAGAAATAGTCTTTTAAACAAGATAGAGGACTCCAGGGACTTTGACAGGTTAATTTATAAAGCTGATTTTTACAGGAATATAATAGAAGGTGACGAAGCTGTTATAACAGGAGTTGTCAAAGAAAGGGGAAGAGATGTATATTATAAAGCAGGTTATTTTGTTCAACTAGGAGTCTCAGACACAGCATCAGATGAAGATAGGAAAGCAGGTGAAGGAGGAGTGTATAACTCTATAAAAAATAAAAGAGGAGAACCAGCTGCGTTAGCTTTTGTTAACAGAAGATACAATGCTTATGAGTTATCGTTAAGAGAAGCTTTTGAAAGTAAATTTAAAAGGTACGAGAGTGACCCTGCCTTTACTCCTGAACAAGCAAGAGAAAAAATAATAGAAGAATCTCAAGAAATCAGGGATCAAATCTTTGAGGCATGGGAGCGAGAATCAATCATACAAGCTAATAATTTTTATAACACACAAATTACAATGCCTAATAGATTAAGCGTAAGTGGAATAGATCGTTTTAGAAAATAATTATCATGGCTAAAAAAGAAACAAAACTTGAGAACACAGAAAGCAAAGCACCTGCTCTTAGTCAGGAAGAATTTGAATTTATAAGTAAAGACCAACCAATCACTCAAGAGCAAAAGGCTAAAGGTATTGCAGAGTTTAAAGAACAAGCTAAACCTGTTTTTAAAGCTGCTGAACAAAGGATGGTAGGTACGGATGGTGTTGCCACATTAAAACCTGTTAAACCTCTTACTGTTCCACAACAAGAACCTAAACAAAAGTATGAAGTACCTACTACTTTACCTGACCACGGTATTCGAGGTTTATATACTCCTGAAGAACAGATATTAGATAGAGCAACTCAGATAACAGGTCTACCTCCTGAAAGCCCAGCTAATCACTATATCGCCAATACACTAGCTAAAGGTGATCCTTTTAGTGCTGCTTCAATGGAAGCTGCTAAAGAAGAAACAATGAAGCTTGTTAGAGCTGGTATCATACCCAACCCTGACTACGAAGGTTTTGGTGGGTTTCTCAGTGAAGCTGTGGATGTAGCAGGTCCGATAGCAGTCGAAATAGGATTGCCTGTGTTCACAGGTATCGTGTCTTCTCCTATGTTACTTTCTCCTGAACCTTTCTCAAAAGCATATTGGGTAGGACTACAGGCATCTTCTTCTACCTTTGCTAATCTACTCGCTCAACAAATGCGTATATCTTCTGGAATGCAGAAAGATACATCGTATATGGAAGCAGCAGCAGCAGGGGCTTTTGGTTTAGTTCCAGGATTAAAGACAGGTAAAGATTTAAGTACTGCTGCTACAGTAGGTATAAGAGCTGCTGAAAGTGCTTTCATGGCTGGAGGAGAAGATTTAACTCGTCAAGGTCTACAGATTTTATTTGAAGAAAGAGAAGGTTTTGAACCTATAGAGACGCTAACTGCTGTTGGAGTTGGTTCACCATTCGGAGCAGGGATAAGATCAATAGGAAGAGGTTTAGATGTATATGATCCTAAGAAAGACCCAGCTGCTCCTATATTAAGGAAAGCACTACAAGATAGATTAAAGGAAGTTAAGAAAGAATTACAAAGAACAGAGAAGCGTGGAGCTGTTAATGTAGAAGCTAGGGATAAGATCAAGCAGATCGAAGATAAGATTAACGCTTTGAAACCTGATGAGGAAAGAGTGACACAACAAGCTATCGATAGTCTCGATGAAGCTGAACAGAAACAAGCACAGGAAGTAGCAGCAGCAGCTCAAGAGTTTCAACAAAGTGAAGCAGCTAAGATATTTAAAGAAGCTGACGAACCTACTGTAGCTGTTAAAGAACAAGAAGGAGTTAGTGTTGAAGCAAAGGAAATTGTAGATGACTTTATGTCTGGTGGTGGTACTCGTGATGTAGACCCTGAGACAGGTAAACTTAAAGATAGTGAAGACGAAGTCAAAGCTAGGTTGTTAACAAGTGATACTGAAAAGCAAAGACTTATTAACGCTGTTACTAGAGCTATAGATGCTGACTTAAAGAATGTTAAAGGTGGACGAGTAGGTAAACTACAATACTTAGCTAAGGTACAACAAGAGTTAAACAGAAGGTTAGGTAAAGAAGCAGGTGATGAATTTGCTCTTGTTATGAAAGCTTCTCAAGTATCTGACAACGCTCAAGTAGCTGATGCTATCGATCAACTAGGAGTACACATGGCAGCTAACGGTGCTATCATGGTACAAGGTTTTGATGATGTATTGAAGTTCTTAGACGGTGCTGACTTAAATAATAAAGAAGTTCTCAACAATGCAATGGTAAGTATTCATAAGTTAATACCTGCTATGATGGGTTGGAAGAAAGCTGGTTCTGCTTCAGGTAGATTATTACAATCAAGGAAGTACGAGAAAGACATCATTGAGATAAAACAGGAACACTTAAAAGAAAAGTTAGAAGGTAACTTAGTAAGCAGTCTAAAAGAAGCTAAAGATTTAAACCCTGAACAGCTTGAACAACAAATTAAAACATTTGGAGATATACAAGTAGTTAAGAAGCTATTACAAGCTGTTCAACAAGCTGAAGATATTTCTGAAGTCAAAGATATATTAATTAAACAACAAGAAGCTTTTCAAAGTAAATCAGCTAAAGCAGTGGCTAAGAAACTGTTAAACTCTCCTTATGAACCAGGTGAAGGGGGAAGTACTTACACTAAAGTTAGAGATATTGCTTCTGATGTAGCTTACGCTAGTATGTTAAGTAGTCCAGTTACACCCGCTAAAGTTGCTATATCTAATAAGCTTATGTCTGGTTATAATGTAGTAGCAGGAGCTGTAGGGGCTAAGTTTATGGCTACTGTACCTTGGTCAAGGAATGGATTAACAAGACAACAGTTTGAAGAAGCAGGGGCTTTTTGGTCTAAAGTAGCAAGTTCATACGGTAATTTTTCGGAGATAGCTAATAAAGAAGCTTTAAGAGTTTTAAAAACAGGAGATGCAGATTTACAATCACACTTTGAAAGAATAGGTGAGTCAGCTCTTTCTATGGAGCGTACTGGTCTTACAGGTGCTTTTGGTCAAACCGTAGAGAATGTAGGTAGGTTTGTTGATATTCCTGGTAAAGCATTGGCAGCAGTAGATGTGCGTACAAGACTTAACATTGCACATTCTATGACTAGAGCTAAAGCTGAAATGGATTACATAGCAGCTAAAAAAGCAGGTGAGGATGTAGGTACTTTACAAGATTACTATGACAAGTTCGTAGCTAAAGTATTTAACGAGTCTAAAACAAAAATGCTCAACGAGGACCAAGTAAGAAGAAAAGCAGTCTTAATGGCAGAGCAAGAAGGTGTTAAAGCTGAAGACCTAGCATCTTATATTGATAACTTTGTTAAAGATAATTGGAATAAAGACACAAGTAGTTTCGTTGATTTTGTTAACAGGAACTTAAAGGAAGTTACTTTTACTGAGGAGATAGGTGAGTTTGCTGATCCTAATGTAATAGAAAAAGGAAGTAAGTACATTGAATCTTTCTTAAAGACATATCCATTACTTCACGTTGTATTAAATCCTTTCATGCGTACTGGTCGTAATATAACTAGAGGAGCAATGGCTTCTACAAGTTCTCTTGTTTCAGTCGCTAATGCTACATCTAAAATTCCAGGGGTTAACAAATTAAAAATAGATAGGATAGCTGAAAGGTTGTGGAGTAAGACAGCTAAAGATTTAGCAAGTGATGATCCTATCGTAGTAGCTAGAGCAAAAGGACAACAGATTGTAGGTGCTGGTGTTATATTAGCAGCTATAGGATTATCTGAAGGAGTTGAGGATGTATTTGAATTTGTAGGCACAGAAAGCCAAGATTGGAAAAAGAAAAAGAATATCAAAGCTGCTACAGGAATGCCTGAATATACTTTGAGGGTAGGTAAAGAAGGAGAAAAGGTTGCTATTAGTCTAGCTGCTTTAGAACCTTTAAACACCATTCTAAGTATTACAGCTGATATGAAGACTCTTAACAACGGTACAGTTGCACAAAGAGAAGAAGCTAGAGGTTTAATGGAAGCTGCTGCTTTAGCTATTACAAATAACATAGCAAACAAGTCTTACTATAAAAACTTAGGAGATGCTATTAAACTTGTCACACAAGCTACAGATAGTAAAGAAGCAACTAGAAGGGAGTCTTTTAAATTGTTAAAGAGTTTAGGAAGTACTTTTGTTCCTTCCGCTGCTAACACATTAAACTATATGTCTGATGATGTTATTCGTGAGAACAATACATTATTACAAGTCATAGCGAGAAGAATGAACGGTCTTTCTAAACTTGTACCTCCGATGCGTGATATATTTGGAGATGTACAGACAAGAGGATTTAAGCAAAGGAAAGTAGGAGGTTTAGCTTTATTATCTCCTTTTGGTGTGTTTACTCAGAAAGGTTCTGTAGATAAGTATGTAGACATTGACTCTGAGACTGGATTTAGAACTCTTAACATTCCTAAGATAACAAAAGCAAGTGTAAGAAAAGAAATTGCTAAAGACGGTAGAACAAAAATAACACCTGAAGTTTTAGAAGAAGCGTATCAAGCTAAGATAAGTGAAGCTGCTGCTGCTGTTATAGTAGAACTAGGAGGTACACACCACTTTAACGGAGGTACTTCTAAATGGGAAAAGATGGACTTAGAAGAAATCATACATCCTGAGACACAACAAAATGCTTTTGATAGATGGCAAGAATTAACTACTCAAGTTAAACTACACCCAATAACTGGAAACCCTTCTAAAACAGGTAAAACCTTAAAAGAAATGATTGTGTACGATGCTAGTCAAAAAGATTTTAAAATTAGAAAAGCACCTAAAGGATCAATACCTGCAAGATACAAAGAAGAAGACACAAGACCTGCTGATATTAGCACAATTTTTAAAGATTTTAGGGCTGCATCTTTAGAGCAGTTAAAAAAAGAATATCCGATACTTATGGAAGATGTAGAAGCTAGGGAAGATAAAGCGTTAGGACCGTTAAGTTTACCTCTTGATTTAGAAAGTGAAACTTTAGAGGAAAGACGAGAATTAGAAAAGGCTTTACCTGGTACTGAGTTCCCTTTGGAGAGTTATAAAAAGACACAGCGTCCTTCTTTATTAGAAGAAAGATTACTACCTTTCAGAAACTAGCTTGAACTTTTACAACAAACAAATTAATAATATATTACCATGGCTAATACATTCGTAGATTACACAGGTGCTGACG